GTAGAAGTCAAACTCCAATGCAGAGTTACGAAGAAACGGTTGAGTCCTGTGTATGCGAATCCACTCGTATATTGTATTTTTCCCTGCCTCAGCATAGGGAATTGTGGAAGCTGGGCTGGAGCCAATAGCTCGCTCTTCTCCAACTACCAAGTAACGCGGCCAGCTTTGGCTCATGTTATATGCTTCGCTTGCCCGACGGTTTACGAAGCTAAGGATTGATGTTTGCTCTTCAGTGGTAAAACTACCAGCTCCAGCTAGGGAGCGCATCAGAGTCAACAAATCACTGTATGTGCGTTCTTGCATTAAAGTTTATTGGGTGACAATTCGGGCATCTTCTTTTGGAAGTATTTAATAAATTGTTTGCTGTGAACTTCGTCATGTCCGTATTTCTGTGTCAGCCGGAAGAACTCACGGGCTGGCATGGTAGCAACTGGGCGACCAAGGACAGGATGCTCAGTGCCTTTTAATTGGTTAGCCTCTTTAACTGCCTGCTTAATGCGATACTTCTCAGTGGCTTTTTCACGCTTGAATCCATTCATGATTTCACGCATAAAAGCCCGGTCAATCTCACCGTCTGAGTACCGTGGGAGCGCAGTAATAATTTCAGGCATAAATAAATAATTAAAAGGTGGGGGGCCGAAGCCCCCCAACCAGAATTAATTAAGCAGATGCTGTGATCTTGCCGTGTGCTCCGGGGTGGTAAACACCGAGGGTAAGTGCACAGTCAACGTAACCACGCTCACCACCACCTTGGTTAGGCAGGCGAGTGCTGCCCATGGGGATGAGCTCATGGACGCCGTAGTACTCGGGATTAACCAAGTAACCGGACATACCAGCTTGACCAGCCTGTGTAGGCATGCAGTCAGGGTTAGCATTAACAACGGAAACAATACCGTGATCGCTTTGGTACAGGTCAACAGAAAGCTTGATCTTGCTGCTGTCACCGTTGTAGTTTACCGTGCGGACGCTGTCCCGATCAGTTCCGCTTACGCCAGCGATACGAGCGAAGTCACTGATATCACGGCGAAGAGCAGTGTCGGCGATAAGCATCAAGCTGTTGGATGAACCAGTAACCTTGAAGATAGAGGTGATGATGTCGTTGAGTTCGGACTCAGCGAATTCATCGTCAGTTACGTCAGCAATCGAAGCGGCTGGAGTGCGGAATGCCGATGGAACATCCGCAGGACCTGCGCTGTCAATCCAGTCACCGAGACCACGAAGTGCGTAGGCTGTACCTGCTCCATTTTCTTGAGCACGATCCTGAATACCGCAAAGGGTAGCTTCGATGTCACGCTTGAGTTCACGGATGCTTTTAGCTTCAGCTTGAGCAAGCTTTGCAGGACCAACGCTGTCAACGGCCTCTTGGAGGTCGGAAACTTGGTAGTCACGGCGGAACTTCTGGATGTAATTGCCGAGGCGAGCACGACCAGCGAACTTGTCAGTGAATGTGCTGACGTCAGCACCCTCAGCGATACCTGCGGTAACAGGAGCCGAAAGGCTATCAACGGTCCACTCCACGAAAGTAGCGGAAGCTTTTTGTTTATTTGCGGATGAAAGGACAGGAGTCTCTTCAGGAGCAAGGATAGTCAAGACGTCTGTCAAGTCCTCACGATTAGAGACCGCTGATCCTGGGGGAGTTGTGTCGAATGTATTTGAGAATGCCATTTTGAATGAATATTATAGTTATCGTTGTAGTTGTAGTTTTCGCATTTCAGCAAAGTCACGAGGATTTCCGGATTCCCGGAATCGATTTTGTAGATCCTTTAGTGCTTTAGCAGTTCTTGTTGGACCCTGTTCGGATTTGGATGAACCAGTTGGTCCAGTACGAGTTGGCTTCAGTGCGTGTGCCTTGGATTTATCCTGGACTAACTTGCGATTATAAATACTGTTAGCACCATGTGCGAACCAGTACTCAAGCTGGCTTGAGATATCCGGTGCTTCACGATCAAAAATCCTTTTAATATCCTGGAATCTTTTATCCTGGATTACGGATTCGTATTGCTTTTTTACGTAGTTATCTTCGCTGTTTAGCCAAGGTAGTTCTTCGGCGGCACGTTGCTTGAAGGATTCCTCTATTTGTTTTCCCTGTATTCGGGATTGAACCTTTTGGAGTTGATCCGGGAGGAATGTCTTCTGAGCTTTTCTAGCCTGGAGTAAGGATCGACGCACATCAGCTTTGGTTAATTCTTTACCTTCAACTTCAGTGATCACGTCATCCGCTGCGTAGTTGTCACTCTCGAATAGGAGTTCCTCAGCCCACTCAACAATATTTTCAATCTCGGTAGCCTTTTCTTGTAGGGCCTCGACGGTCTCAATATTGCTGAAGGGATTATCCTTAATGGCCTTTTTAGCCTTTAATGGATCGTTCTCCTGCTCTTGGAGTTTAGCTTCCAACGCAGCAAGTCGCTCTTCCGCAGCTTTTCGCTTTGCAGTTAATGCACCGAATCGTGCAACCGCTTTGCTTCCTAGCTTGTCGGACAGCTCCTTTAACTCTTCCTCGGACATAGTGTCCAAGTCAAACTGTGAAAGAACATCTTCTTCGTTCTCAGTAGTCTCCTCTGTTTCCTCTTGGACCCATTCGGATTCTTCTGTTACTTCATCAACTTCTTGGGGCTCCTCCTCTTGCTCCGGCTCCATTGGCTCCGGCTCTTGAGTCATTTCCCCTAGTCGCCGATTAGCGAACTCAGAAACGGACATGTTTGTATTATCCACTGGATTTGTATCTGCCCCAGAGTCAGCAGTCGTGCTTTGCTTTGTCATAATTATCCACTCATTTACGCCGAGATGATAGCGAGGATTGGATTATAGCATAGCTTGTTTCATTACATACGATCCTGGAATCGGGACTGCAATAATGGCCAATCAGCCATTTGCAGAACCTGGTCATATGTAATAATGCGACCGGATATTTGCTGCATGAGTTCAACCGGTGCCTCGTGCAATTCCGATATAGCTTCTTCACGTAGCTGGTGAATTAACCGAACAAATCGAGCGAAGTGCTCGTGGTTATGCAGTGCTTTGATGTCGTCCTGTATATTCATAATTATTTAGCTGGGACAAACCCCGTTGTGTACATACGTGATGCTTCACGTCTACGGTCAATGTGCTCCTTGCCCTTCTTTGGTTTAAGGAACCTTTTGACAAGCATGTCAGAGATTTCTACCGGATCCTCGGATGAAGCGAACACAGCCCTTAGATGCTTTGCATTCCCCCGGCCCAAGTGCTCTTGTTCGTCTCCGTATATACTGTCATAAACGTAGCGAACCTGTGAGTCCTCGTTGTCCTCAATCCCCTTGCGCTTTAGGTACTTCTTGTAGTTCGGCTTATGGAAGTCAAACTGGAATAGCCCGTAACCGGGCCCTCCTTGGTACTGCTTCTGCCGGAAGTCAAAGCTACCACCAGTTTCAACATCGATATTTCCAAGCATTGCCGTAACTACGTACGGGTTCTCCGGGAAGTACTTCTTGAGCGTTCTCCCAATATTGACAACTTGTTCATACCTTCTTTCCTTGTCCAACTGCTCCTTGGTGCGCTTGTTTGCGTATTCTCCTGGTGTCATATCCTACATTCCTTGTGTTTGAATTTCACCCATCTGTGCAGGGGCTGTACCTATGCGGCCAATCTCAGCATTCTGGACTTGTTGCATCTGGAATATGTACTGACCAGCGTATTTCTGTAGACGTGCAGCAAAGAGCTCGTCATTCTGGGCACGTTCTGCTATGTCCGGTTGCTGGCTGTACTGCTGGATGATTTGCATAGCAATCTGAGCTCCGGCAGGTCGTGCCGGCATTTCGATACCAGCAAAGATCTTGGATAGGTCATCAGTGACATCCTTTATTACTTGCTGTTGTGCAGTTTCCACTGGCTGAAGAATTGCATCCGCCATGATTGGGTCAATCTCCTGAGCAGCAATGTCCAGGAACCCATCCATGTTCATTCGGTTATTTACATTCAACGGAATGAGTTGGCTGAATTGCTGGAGCTTATTTTTAACCGTCTCGGGATCAGTATTCTGAACATCGAAGTTAATCAAGATATCGAAGTTCTCGTCCGGGTTCCCCTTATTGAATACTTGTGGGTCCGGAATACCGGTAACCCTAAAAAAAACTTCGTCCGGACCGAACCGCTGAAAACAACGGAACGCCATGCGAAGAACCTCTGCTGTATGGCTGAGGAACTTATCCACAAGGAATTGCTGGCGAACTGCGCTGATCCTTGAATTCTCATCCAATCCAACCAATCGATCCGCTAGGCCGGTTAATGTTTGCTCCATTTCCAGTGAGCCAGTATTGTACTGAGGAGTCGGCGCAAAATCCAAATCCCCTTTGCGGCGGTATGGAATCATTCGACCAGGGCCCCAGTCAGAAGGTGCTTGTCCTACGGGGTGCAGAATAGGAGGTAACGTCGCTAGGCTATTTCTATCGATTCTTGAATCCCGCTCCACCTTTACCTGATTCTGGATACCCCGCAGGAGCGATGGAATTGTTTGGGAATCATAGAGTCTCTTGCTGTCCTCGGATAAACGTGTTACTACGATTGGGTAATCCTCGTAGCCGTTCAGCAACTCGAACTTTGCGTAGCCCTGAATATCATCGTCCCCATTGAAGTTCTTATGGAATACCGTGCAGTAAATACCCTCGGACCCGTCCTCTGGATCAATCAGTCGCTGGTACCCGTACACAATCTCTATTAACTCATCAGCTTCGTAAGCATTGTCAGTTAAACTGATAGAACGCCGGCCTTCTTGCTCACGCTCAATGCTATCAATATTAACTCCACGGAATTTAGAGATGATGTGATCCACGAAGCCCTCGTCCCAGTTGTCGGTATTAACTTTATTCTGGAGTTCCTGTGGTGTGTAGTAAGTCCTCCAAAAGCAATAGGGTGCACGTTGTGGATCCGTTACGTACGGAGGAAAAAAGAAATCCCCGTCCGGTGCTAGAGTCTTGACCTCTGGTGCATTAATTTGCCGGCGAACAATCGGCAGTTGAGTGACTCCGTCCTTGCGTAGTTCTTTGAGTGCTTTTTTAGCACGTTTCTCAGATACACCATCAAAGGTGTTCTGCATTAGAATGATGAGCTCCTCGTCCCGGTCCCCGGATTGAACTGCTCGGTATATATCAGGAGATAGCTGGGCAATCTGCTCGATGTCAATCTCCTGCTTATAGCTGCGGTCCTCCTGGTGCCACCCTACGTAGCTAATGAGAATTCCACGCTCAAGAAGGTAATTAGCACCGAGCTCCATCTCACGGTAGAAGCGGGGTATATAACCGGAGGATACCATCCATTTCAAGAAACCCGATACCAGTTTGCTGCGGGCGATGTCATTACTTTCAACCGGGAAAGCACGTACATTAGCACGACGCAGGGAAGCCATGAACAATGACACAAGTCGTGTAATTCTTTCATCGATTATGTGGCACTCAATATCGGAAGCACCTTCCCAAGGGAAAGCATCCGCTCCGTGCTTGCGATGATCCCGGCTTTTGCCAGGCCACCAGTTCCGCCGATCATCGTACGAATCCCGGCAGAGATCGAAATAACCCTCCAGCTCTGTAACTGTTTGGTCGTATGCGTAATTAAGGGTGCGGATATCGGGCTCGTCCGACAGGTATGTTAAAGCCTCAGAAGCAGAATCACTGTTCATTTAATCTATTTTGGATGGATTTTATTAACCTTTGTACAAAGGTTCTCGAAACCCCTATCTTATCATATAGGTCCTCACTTGAAAGTGGTACCCGGGTTTCGTGCAGAACTGTACGTTTAAGTATCTCAAAAGCCATGAGTCGATCCGATTGCTCATAATTCCAATTATGGCTCCATGTATCCGGATCATCGTTTAATGTATCGATAGGACGTTCCTGTTGCATCTTGAATTCCCTCAAAACATATTACTTTATTGATTAGCTTACCA